AAAATTTATCGGGAAATCTAACTCTCAGCTTATCAATATTCTTTTGTAGTGCTGCTTCAAGATTAGTTCCTGTAATATAACAATATCCTGCAACATACCACATTAAATCTGCAATTTCTTCTTGGGCATTTACCCAATCAATGGGCTTTCCATAAGCTTGATTCTTTTTAAAGATATCAGCTAATTCTCCTACTTCTGTAAGCATTCCCAGCAACATATGATTAATATTTGCTGTTTCAGTGCCTAAATCAGGAAGCGTTCTTCTAGCTTCCTCCAGATACGTCTTTAAATCCATAATCTACCTTTATAGGTTCTGGAACTAAACTTAATTCCAAACCTGCCTCCTCACAACTATTCAACAACTTTAGTAGTTTATAACTCTCGTAAAATCTTTCTACTCCTTCTTTTTCTCCATATCTTTCAATATAAGCCTTTAATACTATTTGCGGATAATCTTTATAATCTATATCTTTAAGTAATTTTTCAGCTTTCTTAGGCCCTGCTCCTTCAATTGCTGATATATTATCTGTACTATCTCCAGTTATCATTTGAGTCCAAAAACTCTTACTTGCTTGTTCTTCTTTAATATTTAAAAACATCATCTTTTTATAATCCAAATAAACTCCAGGATATTGCAAGCAATCTTTATCATTTGTAGCTAGAATAACTCTTGAGTAAACTTTAGAATATTCTGTTCTAGCTATAAAAATTAAATCATCAGCCTCATACCCAGGTTGTACCCAGGCACCCCAAGTATCAACCATATGTTGCCTTAATTCATCATAATAAATAGGTTTATCTTCATATTTCCTATTACCTTTGTAGACCTTAGTCTTTGCATATTGATGTCTTATATTAGGACCTTTAGTTAAGCAAAGCAAAATACCATCAGCATTACAGGTATTTGCAATTTGATTAATAAAATTATCCATACCAATTATAGCCTCTTCTAAAGATTTCTCTCTATGAGTATAAGAGGTAGTATATAAAATACTATCCGCATCACATATAACAGCTGTTTTAGCCATTTTGACGCACTTTCTCTGCAGCATCTAGTTCTGCAGTATACTTATCCATAAATTCATTATAAAGGCTTTCAATGGCCTTATATTGAGTTACTATACCATTCCAGAGAAGTCTGTCTCCCTCATCTTCTAATGGTCTATATTTTAATCCCTTCTCCACCTCATCTAAAGCCATATCAAGATAAATCCTAAGTTTCATAGGATCATTCTCTTCTAAAGCTTCCATACAATAAGTCAAATATGGATTAAATTGTAAAATGTTATAAGCTTTTTGCTTAAATTCTGTTGTAAACCTCATACTAAATATACTAAACTTTGTATATATTTTTCGGATTTAACAAATACTTCTTATATAACTTTAATCTTTCATTTTTAGTTTTACAGTTTGATACTTCTTTTTTTGAAGCTCCTATAACCAATAGAACTCTTTCTTGTAATTTACTTGGTAATCTTGAGAATTTTTTAGTTGCAGAAGTAACTGATTTAGGATGCATTACTTCTAAAGTAGCTAAATTATTCTGCAAGTACTTAATAACACCTTCTAAGGATGTGTATAAATTAGCTCCATTAGATCTTAAAAATCTTTTATAAGCCGATTCTACTTTACCTAAAAACTGATTACTGTCTCTATCTAGTACTCCTCTACAATAACCACTTGCATGATCATGATCTAAAGTTGGATTTATAATTGGAAGTCCAGTTATAGGATCGTCTTTAGTTAGATGTTTATCTCTAAAACTTTTAATATCTTTAGTTCTTAATATTTTCATTTGTATTTTTCATAAACTAACAAATGTAATCTAATTATATATAATTTACTTACAATATAAGTTACATAATAAAATTCAAGATCATATGTTGATAAAGCTAATTTACTCATTCTCCGATTAACTAGACGATTAATACCAAATATACGCGCAGCTTTTACATCAAAATATGCACCTTTTATATGATTCTTTTTTTGCTGTAGATATGCTCTCAGTTTATCTTTCTCCATAATTCAAGTTTTGTCTTATTACTACTATCATTTCAATAATTGCTCTAACATAACCATAATTAATTGATACTTTTTTATATTTTCCTGGAACCCATCTTTGGCTCCAGTATTTTTCATAATTAGTTTTTACAGAGAAAAATATATTAGATTCTTTTATTTCTTTCTTATAATTTTTCATATTAATTTATATTTTTATTCTGCAATAAACCTCTAATACATGGAATGGTAATTCTAATAAGTTCTAAATAATTATGTCTCATTGAGTGAGTTATATAAAAAGCATAGTTCAGAGCTTCTCTTGCTTTTAATTCTTTAACTTTATCTCTATAAAAAGACTTATATCTATAAAAAGACTTATATCCTGAGGATATTATTATTTTATTTTTTTTATCATGATTTAGTAGTGCTCTTAATATAGATATTTGTGCAAACATTGTCATTTTATAAAGAGACCTACTTGTTAGGGGTCTTAACCTAAAGTATGTTTCTTTCTGTTTTAAAGATGACAAGCTATTACAATATTCATATGTTCTAGTATGTGTAAATTTTCTATTAGTATCCATTTAGTATTCCTCTCATTAATCCTAGTTGTGTACAAATTACATATTTAAAAGGGTCATTTAAGAATTCTCCTCCTCTAAAGATAAATTTTTCATAATAATTTTGACCATATTTGCGTGGTTCATATAACCAGTATTCATAGACTGTTTGATCTTCTGATCTAACACTTTTATAATCTAAAACTCTTGATTTTCTTTTACTTTTATTCATATTTTTGTAATATCCCTCTCATTATTCCCAATTGTGTAGTTATTACATACGTAAAATTATAAATAATATTAGCTGAGTATTTACTAGAGAATAAATTTAAATCATACTCTTTTTTATGAGGTCTTTCAAAAATTTTCTTTATCCAAAAATTGTAATTAGTTTTTTTACATCCGACAGATGTATAATCTAGAATAGCCATAGTTGTAAGTTTTTTAAAGTTTCTTCTTTATTATAGATTTTATAAAAGTCTGAGATATCTTTAGCTTTAAATTCCTTGGGAATACTAATAATAGGTATATTAGATTTTTCAGATAGATTCTTAGCTCCCTCTAATCCAGCTTTATCATTATCAAAGAATATTACACACTTTTTAAATCTTGTTTTTAAATCACTTAATTTTTCTAAACTAGGATAAGAATTTTCACTTTGAACTCCTACAGAGTTATACCCAAGTTCCTTTAACACCATTACATCTTTCATAGACTTAGTAATAATTAAAAGATCTCCAGTTTTGGGTAATTGACTTTCTCCCTGAAGAATATTACAATCTGCATTTGTACTAAATCTATAATTGAAATTTAGCGGTTGATAAACTTTATATTTTAAATTACCAAAATCATAACAAAAGATAAAATTCTTCTGATTGTTACAATACTGATACATTGAATTATTCTTTCTAATCCAGAAACATTTTAAGCTATAAACTTTGTAAAGATCAAGAGTTTCTTTAGTAATACCATACTCTTGCCAATATTCTAGTTCTTCTTTAGTATATTTCTTTTGCTTAATTAATATTTCAGCATAATCTTGTGTATATACAGGTTTATATCCTGTAATTATTGGTTTATTAGTTTTAGTGTAAGTTGTATGTACATGTTTTCTAAACCCTAGATTAAAATCTTTATCTATCATTAATAGAACTTGATAATAATCTAAATTATACATTAATTTTAAGTAGCTAAAAACATTTAGAACTGTATTTATTCCAAAGTCTTTAAATAGTATCTTTCCATTTCCTGCAACAAACATTACTGCTGAGGGATTTTTATCTTCTCTTAAGGGTGATTTAAAAGCTCTATTAAAGCTAAATTCACCTAAATAATATCTCCAAATATCATATTCTGAGACTTTACTCAAAATAGCACTCTGAGATAAAGTTTCTGTATTTATTCCTTTGGTTCCAAACATTTAAAAAAATAAAAGGGGAGAGAATTTCTCCTCTCCCCAATTAACATTCAATCATCATTTACTCAACCATTCTTATTGATTAAAAAGGAAGATCATCCTTAGGTGCTGGTGCAGCATCAGGTACATCTACTCTTTTTACATTGTAATGTTGCTTAGGATCAAATACACCTAAAGCCTCACTACCTTCTTCTTGAGAAGCAATAAATTTATATCTTCTGGTTTTCAGCTTAGTGCCTACTCTACCATCAGCTTTAATATATTCTTCTCCAGAAATTGCCCAGTGAGCATATTTATTAATAAGCAGGTTTTTTACTTTTTCAACATATTCATCAAAAGATTCTGCATTAATTTCATCAAATTGAGATCTTACACCTAATTTGTCTGCAATAATTGCTAATCCTTTATTGAATTCCTCTACAGCTTTCTCATTATCTAATTTTACATAAGATCCTGGGTAAGCTACTTTACCTACTTGTCCTTCAAACCCTAGTTCTGGTTCAAAAGCTGGATTCTCTACTTTAGGAGTTTCCATACTAAAAATGAGCTGCTTACTACCACTCTGAGCAGTCTTAACAGTAATATCGTTAATTCTTAAATAGTTATTACCGTAAGAAATATATTTACTTACTCTTCTTTCTTGTTGTGTATTAATACCTTTAGTACCAAACATAATTATTTCTTTCTTTTTTAATTAAATCAAATCCTAATTAAGCAGCAATGTTATTCAAAGGTTGTTCATTCAGGTGACCCAATACCGTACTTACAGTATCATCTACTACTTCATAAGTCATCTTTTTAGCTCTCATTTTAAGATTAAGCTGTTTAAGATACCTATTGATTTCGCCAACACTTACTTCATAGTGTTTAGCTAAGTCTTTTCTAGTATATCCCTTATTATCAATAAGGTCAATTAGTTCAGACTTTTTAATTGTTGGTTTTACTGACATTAGTCTATGAAAATTTTATCCCAGTGAGCAATTAATTCTTCTTTTTCATTAAGTTCTGACAGTACAATTTCCTGATTTTTAAGGTGCTTAGGTCTTGCACCGCAGATAATTTCATCGGTAGTTCTAAAAGATAAAATAGCCTTATTTCCATCTCTATATAACATACCAATAGCATCTGCATTAGCACTCATCATAGATTTAATTTTCCCTGTCAAATCTAAGTCAAGAGCACTAATTTCTTTACCTTGCTTCTCAATAGCTTTTAATTTAATATGCCCAGAATAAATCACTCTATCAGCTAGAGTTTCTAGGTAATTTGTTACACTTTCTACAGCTTCTCTAAGAAAAAGATATCCTGCACCATTAGGAAGCATCAAAACATTAGTGCCTTGAAAGTTCTTACCCATAGGTGTATTTTTGTATAATTGCAAAGCAAGCCCTGCACACATATCTTCTAACTTAGTAACTGTATCAATAATAATATACTTATAAGGTTTACCTTGTTTAATAATTTCTGCACCAATAGCCTTTAATTCTGTTAAGTTCTGGGGTTGCACTTTAACTGCATCCAGAAAATCTGTACCTCTTTCCAGGTCAATGATTAAAGCATCTTTTAGTTCAGCTAACACACTGGTTTTACCTACTTTTGGTTTAGAATAAATAATTAATTTTCTAGGACTTAAAGCACTAGCTTTAATCTTACTACTTGGTAACAACACTTGTTGTTCTGTCATTTTCCTTCTCCTCTGTTCCTACTGCTTCTGACAATTCTCCTTCATTCTCACTCTTTACATTTTCAACAGTTCCTTGAGGAACTACTACTTGCTTACCTTCTAAAGCTTGTTGCATCTCCATGAATATAGCCTCTTCATAAGCTCTATAATCAGCAAGTGTAAGACTAGCCTCAGTTTTAGCAATTTTCCACTGAACAATTTTTCTTAATGCATCATTTAAAGAGTTAACTTTATCTAATTCTTTATTACTTATTTCATGCATCACTATAAATGTTCCATTCATAGTAACTCTAATACTTCTACCTTCAAAGGTAGGGTCTTTAATAATCATATATTTATTTATTTATTATTTTCCAATTTTTTTCTCATAAATATCGTAGTAAAAACTACAAAATCATACCAGTTATCTGCAAAATTAACATTTACTCTTAAATCTTTTATTTCTCGTTCACTACTTGCAAGAAAAAAAAATATAACTTAAATTATGTGCTAGATGATATTTAAAATAAGATTTTAATGTATGAGATTTATTAATTTTCATATTTACTTTAATTTAGTCCTTCTTGTAAATTTTATTAAAAAACAAATAAACTCTACCCAAGATTTCTTAGATTTAACTGGTAGAAAATCCCTTGGACTTAGATAAGCTATTTTTCTTTTAAACCGTTTAAATTGATGTTTTATTAATCTTCTAGGATGGTTCATTAACTAGGTTTTTTTAGTAATGTTTTATGAATATATTTCATAAATAAATTTAAATCTGTTATAAATAATTGTCCAAACTAGAATATCTATATCTTTTGGGCACCCTGGTACAGTTGATGCCATGCCGTTTTTTAGTCTAACCACATTATCTCTAGGAGATACTACTGAACGTATTTGTTTATCTTTAGCATACTCCTCCTTAATAATTTCATTAAACTTACTTATACACTTATTAATCCATTCTTTATTACTTTTCATATTTTTACACCTCTTTTTAATATAACTCTTGAATAGTATATAAATCCATAAGCTAAATTTTTTTGATAATACCACCCCCAAAATTTTCCCACCTCTGTGGCCATACATTTAGGATCTCTATAATTACGAATAATTTCAGAGGGTTTATCTTTTTCTACAAATAAAGTTCTTTGAAATTGTTTAATTTCAGCTAAAAGTATCCTCTTATTATGTTTTCTCATTTAAGTCTCTATTTAGAATAGTTTTTGAATAGTAGAACATACTAAATATTATTTGAGTTTCCCAGTCATGTGGAAATCTGGGAGCTGCAAAAATTTTTTTAGGGTTATGGTTAATTTTTAAATCTGATATATTTTCCACATAAGACCAATGTACCCACATACTTACTTTCAATTTTAGTTTATTCATAATAGTAATTTTCTATACCAATTAATTGCATATCCTATACTTGCTCTGAAATTTAGATGTCTAAGTTCTTTAGGATCTAAAAATATGTTTCGTATATCTCTTTTAGTATATTCCAATATCCAAGAACTAGCATATAAAACAGATTGAGGATTTCTATCTATTTTCATAGCATTGTTATTTTAAAATAATATAATCCATAGACAATCATACTTTTATAACCTATAACTCCATGTATTGCTTTATCTTTAGGATTTGCAAAATCTGCTTTTAGTTGATCCTTGTTATATTTACATAACCGTTTACTCCCTAATAAAGATTTTTTCATGATAATAATTTTCTATAATAAGCTAAATTATAAAATAAATTTAGAATATAATACTCTTCTAGTGAGATACGTTTAATACCCATATACTGCTTAGGAGTAGTAGATGCTTCAAGAGTATACTTTTTGTAGGCTTCTTTTATATGACTAAGTCTTTCAGAATTTTTTTTTAAGAATTCTTTGTACGTATTTACCATTTCTATTATCTTTAATAATCTTTAAAATCTGACCATCAAGTAATATCATCAAACTTGCAACTGCATTAGCTAAATGATAAAGTTTATCTTGACCAGAATCTTCATCAAAATCTAAACCTCTAAGAGCTTTATTTATATGTCTTAAAGCCGCATCAGTCATTCTTGTATATTCAATTCCTAGAGAATAATTAAATTCTCCATATTTTTTAGCTCCATGAGTAAAACTTCTGGCAACTTCTAAAAGAGCTTCTTGAGGAATCATACTCATCATTGCCTTACCAGAATCAAATTTCTTAGTTTTCTGGCTTTGTACTTTCTTTTTTTTAATTTTTTTAGAACTCACTGTAATTTATCTTATCTGCAGGAGGCAATTCCTGAAATCTTCCAACTTTTGCATCTACATATAGCCCAATCCCAACATTATCTTTGCTAAGTCTATTCTTAATTACCTTTAGATAAAGAAGTTTATCTTTAAGCTTATTAACTTGGTAGCCTAAAGAAGTCTCCATATCTAATTTATAAGGACACATAACTCCTATAACTACATCTGCATCTTGATAAGGATTTGTACTATCCTTAAAATCTGATTGTTGAGGAGATAAATCAACACCTTTAAACTTCATTCTTTCAACTGATGATAGAGAAGAGTTAAACTGTTGAATATTAATAAAGCTAAATCCAAATAAATTCTTTAGTTCTGTACAATATTCTGAATATTTATCTATAATTTCTTTAGTTTGATATCCTCTTTCTTTTCTCATTAAAGCCATATGATCCATGATAACTAAAACATATGAATCAGGATTATCTGGAGTATACCCAGCAATCCTTGATCCAGTATGTTTTTTACCTTCAGAATCAATATAAGAATAATTTTCTTTATGTATAGTTCCATTATCTTCTCCAAACTTCCAAAGTTCATTATAAACTCCTGTTGGATTAGTAGGAACAAATTTAAAATTAATTTCTTGAAATAAAGACTCTATATGAGGCAGTTCTTGATTAATAAGATCAAATTCCTCTTTAGTTAATCTATTAGCCCCCAAACCTTTAATAGTTTCAGGACTAATTGTTTTATTGTATTTTTTATTTATATATTGTGCTAACCAGTTACACTGTTTAGTTATTTTATCAATTTCAAATGAGTAGTAAAACACAGTTAATTTTATGCCTTTCTTTTTAGCATCTTCTAATGCATTAAATAGCATATAATCTACTAATGTGGTTTTATAACAGCCTGAGTTACCTCCTAATAGAGTATAACATCTTCTTTGTATTCCAAATATAACTTCATTTAATCTTTTAAATCCATTGTCAAGACCTTGATACTTCCCTTCTAATCCTTCTTTTATTCGGTCTTTAAGATTCATTAAGGCTAATTAATTAGCTATTTTTCAATACTTTATTTTTGTATTTTTTATGTAATTTTATATAAAGATCTAATTCTCTTTTTTTTGCATTTTCTTCTCTTTTCCTTCTCTTTTCAGCTTCTAAAAATTTTCTAATTTCTGCAGCATCTTCTTGATATCTTTTATCTCTAAACCACTCTATTTTTTGTTCTATAAATCTTCGAAAGATGTATTTAGCAGGATTGCTTAAAGCTTCTATAGGAATATTGTTATATGTACCTAGATTAAATCCTATGTCCTTACCTGTTTTTGCTATATACCAAGTAGTATTTTGACTTTCATCAAATTCTTCAAGAAGTTCAAGAAATTTCTTTATATTAACTAAATCATCAATTTGAATAGGCTTCAAATCTAATAATTTTTTTCTTTTTTTGGCCATTATATAGCTTCTGTTTTTTCAGTATCTTCAAATCCTTCTTCTAGTCCAATATACTTTTCATATACTCTTTGATTAAGCCATGTTTCAAGGTTATTCATAAACTGCATAGAGGTTTTTCTAGCTCTTTTTTCAGTTTCTAGAGCTTGCAAAATTCTCTTATGCAATTTTACATCACCTTTAATTATATCAAAATATTTCTTTTTACAAGTTTTAGCATCTTTACTATCTAAACTATCAGCTCTAAGTACTCTAAACCCTCCTCCACCATCAGGTACTTTTCTAGGAAAAGCTTTATATAACTCTTCAAAAAGAGTGTCAAAATCTTCATTACCTGCAAAGAGTTTAATACTCTTATCATGCATTCCTATATTTCCAAATAAATCTTCATAAATATAGTCTTCACTAATTAAGTATTCTTTTTCTTGTCTATTTAATTTAGCTAAAATATTAGCTACTTTATAACCCTGATCATATAAAACTGCTAAATACACAAATTGATTAGCAGTTAATTTTAATTCTATTAATTGATTTAAATCAATAGTTATATGCTTATTAGAAATCTTGGTCATCTATAAAGTCATCTGAATCATCCTCCTCAATCTCTACTTCTCCTACCCCATCACAAACTTCACATTTTTCATATGAAGTTCCATTAAATACAACTTTAGTTCCTAAACAATTAGGACAAACATCTGTAGTCATTAATATTGAATTTTAGAATTCTCAATTATCAATTTTTTATCTTCATCTATACAAAGATAGGAATTTAATTCTTCTTCTACAACATCTGTTTGAAAATAATTATTAATTTTTTCGGCTAAAATTTTAAGATCACAAATTTGACCTTCAATTTCAGTAATTGTATCTACATAAACCTTAAGAATATTTGGGTCTCTCATTTATTTTTTTAAACAATATCTTATACAATTAATAAAATCTACTACAACTGGAATATATAAATGCTTTTGATTACTATAAAGTTTCTTTAAAACAGCATGATTTCCTGTTATAGTACTGTTATAAGTAAACTTCAAATCTAGCTGTCTTCTAAACTCAGCCTTTAGTTCTTCTTTTATATTACTTTTCATGTAATTCTAATAAATGTCTGTTTAATCTTATAAAGTCTATAGTTGTAGATAAAAATGTTGCTCTATTTACTCGTTTTGCCATATACATTGATTTTAAATAAAAGTGATTATTACTTCCAGAAGTAAAAGAATAATATTGTTGTTGTCTTTTAAACTCTTTTTTAATTTTGGTCTGAATCTTCATGTAGTCTTAATCTATTAGTTTCTATTGCAGCTATTATCCATTTGTTTCTTTGTTCTAAATTAACATTAATAAATTTTTGAGTAATTTCTTCTCTACGTTTAAATTCATATTTATAATCAAATTGCGCGCTTAGAAATTTTACAAATTCTATATAATAACGTAATGCTTCAGGATACTTTTTTCCTAGTCTTGAGTATTTTTGTTTAGTCATGTCAGTTTAAATCCTCTATGTTTATTTAGTTTTTTTAAGCATATTCTATTAAAAGCCAGCACATCGCCAACAGCTGTTATATATTCAGTTTCTCCTTCATAAGAAAAAGATATTGAATAGTACTTTAAATATTTTGTATTAATATCAGAATATACTTCTAACCATTCTTGCATTTCTCGCTTGATTTTTTTTTGGTATATTTCATAATTTAATGTATTTTAAAACCTCTATGATCTTCTAATCTTTTAAGAAACTCTCTGTTATAAGTAATAACATCAGCAATAGCTATTATATACTCTTCTTCACTTGATGAATAAGTAAATGAACCTTGATAGATTTCCAAAATACTCATTGATGAATGTTGATATACTCCTTTCCAGTATTCTAGTTCTTTGTATAATCTTATTCTTCTTTGCTTATTGTAACTCATAGCCTCTGTGTTTATCTATTTTAATCAAACATTGTCTATTAAATGCAAGTACATCAGCTATACCTCTTAAATAATTTCTATTTGCATGATTAAAAGTACCTATATAGTATTTTAAATCTTCAGAAGAGTCATTAGAATAATGTCTTAACCAAATTTCTAAGTACTGTTTTACCTTTTTATTATTTTTAAATATCATTTCATTAAATTTCTTAAAGTTATTATTCTTGA